ATGTCTGATCATGTTTCTGGCACTAATGTAATAGCTGGTGGACATTTGATAGCTAGCTCAGTGCACAAAAAAAGTGCGGAGAACGACATCAATCTTCTCCGCATGAATAATGCCAGTGCTACCTGCTTGTATCTCTTTTTTCCCTGCGAGGATAAGTCATTAACTTAACGCAAATGATAACATTTAAAAATTATGTGAAAAGTTAATTATTTTAAGGAGTTAAATAGCTCTTCTTAAGGATTATTTAATCTATTGCACTTCTCAGGAGAAGGAAGCTGCAGCAGATTTAAATCCTCACAAGGCAGCCGTTTGGCAGCCTTTTTTTTATTCCAAAATCAGCACCCGCGCCTAGCGAGGTGAGAGACCATGAAAATGAATGATTCAGGGAACATCTTCACGCAGTTCTTCGCGTGGGTAGCAGCTCTGGCGTCAGCAATTGGATTTACCACTCAGGATCTGGTGTTCATGTTCTTTGGCGCTGCTGGTCTGCTTATCTCGCTAGCCTCGTACATTAACGGGCGGGTAGATGCAAACCGCAGGCGTAGAGAGGATGAGAAGCGAACAAAAATGGTCAATGACTACCTGAAAGGCGTTGGTGATAAACCCCTCCACGAGCGTCCCGCTGCTGCAAGCGTGGTCGTTGAGGCATTACAAAAGGAAGGTGAGTGATGGGATCCAGAGCAAAGTTGAGTACCGCAGTTCTAGGGCTGATACTGGCTGGTGCTCCTGCATCCGTAATCCTTGATCAGTTTCTGAATGAGAAAGAGGGTAACAGCCTCACGGCCTACAAAGATGGCGGCGGTATCTGGACTATTTGCCGCGGCGCAACGATGGTTGATGGTAAACCGGTTGTGCAGGGCATGAAATTGACTCAGGCTAAATGCAATCAGGTGAACGCCATCGAACGCAATAGGGTTCTGGCGTGGGTTGATCGCAATATTACGGTACCGCTTACCGAACCTCAGAAAGCTGGGATAGCTTCTTTCTGCCCGTACAACATCGGGCCGGGTAAGTGCTTCCCGTCCACGTTCTATAAGCGCATTAATGCCGGTGACCGCCGCGGGGCATGCGAGGCAATCCGCTGGTGGATTAAAGACGGTGGTCGCGATTGCAGCATGACTAAAGGTCAGAAAAACGGCTGCTACGGTCAGGTAGAACGGCGAGACCAGGAAAGTGCGCTGGCGTGCTGGGGGATAGACCAGTGAAAATTAATCCGGGTATTATCGGCGTTGTCATTATTGCTGGCCTTTCGGTTGCCCTCGTTCGGAGCTGCTCTGAGGCCAGTAATCTTCAAAGCGAAAACGACGTTCTGCGAAGTGACAATTCTCTGCAGGGGCAGGTTATCGCTACCCAGGCATTCAACTTCAATCGATTCAATCAGGTTGCAGAACATGCCAATAGGCTCAACTCCCTGATTGATTCCAGCACCGAAGAAACCGTAATCGAATACCGGGAGATTTTCCGCCGTGAAAAAACCTGTGATCTGCCTGTTCCTGCTGACATTGCTGGTGGGTTGCTCAAATACGCGCACCGTTTACGTGCCAGCGCCATGCACACCGATTCCAATGGACCTGACACAGCCGATGATCGTGCCGTTGCCACCAACTCCATGACGTACTGCCAGGCAGTATTGTGGATTAAGCCGCTACTGGCTGTAATTGAAAAGGGCAACAATAATTTCGCTGGCATAAGGCAGATCGAGTTGGAAAGAAAGAATTAGGGATGGCTCGTCCTTGAGCACACGGGTATTCCTGAACGACGGCTTTACCTGACATAGCAAAGCACTATTAAATTGTAGAAAAGACTCAATATTTAACAAGCGAAGCGCAGCATTGTAAAAAAATGCCCTCACAAGGAGGGCTACCAGAGTCTCAGTTTCACTTGCTCTTTTTATGGATGTTTCCCTGGAGTTGGCAAACTCCTCATCAGAGTCTTGAATAGTCTGGCAAGCAGTCCGTAATCAACAAGCATAAGCGGTAGCTATTAGGATGATTCTGAGTTAATCACTTGGGATAGGCAGTAATATGGAATCCTCTAGCTAACTGTAGGGCTGACATAGTAGCCGCTAAGGTATAGTGTTGAGATGTCTTTATGGAATGAGGATTAATATGAAAGGTAAAGTGTTTATCGCTGCTATGGCTTTTGTATCTTTCAGTGCTCTTGCCGACGAGGGGCAGTATCTTTCTGATTTCGCCAGTGCAAAAAGCACGTCTAAAAGCTACTCCCAGCTGATTAGTAAAAACAAACTACCTGCATGGGTAAAAAGTGGTGGCACGAGCACGCCATCAACCGAAGTAACAGTTGCGGGCAAAAAGTATATTGCACTGTCAGGGTGTAAACCACACAGTTGTCCAGAACAGAATATTGCTGTTCTCTACTCACCTGATAGCGGTGATATTCATGGTGTGTTTTCTGATTTCAATGCAGAAAAGAATCGTGAGACATTGACCTGGTTAAACGTGGATCCGATTGATTCTAATGCGATGAAAAATGCGCTTTTCAATCGACTGTACGGCAATTAAATAACCCAAGCTTCAAACTGTAATCCACCAGTTTGAAGCTTCAAAACACAAATCAATCGCCACTTAGTGTGTTGCTCGCTCACATCGCATCCTCATTCCGCTTAACTTTAGCAATGAATTCCTCTGTGATTGATAGACCCGCTATGATTTCCGAATTTAAGACGGAAGCTCCAAATTGGCTTACAAGGTCCAGAAGCGTTTCATATGTCTGGATGAGTTCCATTAGATCGGAAATCACTAATTGGTCATGCTCAGTGCGCAAATGAGACCGGGCAGAGGCTTGATGCACTATCCACTCGAGATTGGCCTTGATTTTCTGTACGTCATCGTAGTTATACATATTTCATAAGCTTAAATCCTCATTTCAAGATTTCTTTGAGAAAAATACTTCATTGCTTCAAATACTGAAGCTGTGAGTGACGTCTAAAGTTCATTCAGTTTAGAGGTAACAATGGCTAAGCCGGACTGGGGCGAGCTGCAGAAGCGGTTCCTGTCTGATCACGCTGCTACTGGCATATCCCCTAAGGAATGGTGCGAGGCACATAACCTTAATTATGTAACTGCTCGCCGCTATATCAAGAAAACTACTGCGCAAAATACAAAAATTTACCCGCGAAAGATAGTGCGCACTGCGCAGAAAGATAAAAGCGCAGAAGCGCTGGTGGACATAAAGCTAAGCGCGAAGGTAAAGCGCTTTATTGCTGAATATCTGAAGGACAATAACGCCACGGCCGCCGCTGCGCGTGCTGGTTATAGTGACCCAAACTACGGTCGTCAGCTCATAGCGAATCCTAACGTTGCGCAGGCTATTGCGCAGCAGCAAAAAGCGTCCATTGCACGCACGCTTGGCAGTGCCGATGAAGTCCTCGCGCAGATGTGGCAGCTCGCCACCTTCGATGCAAACCAACTCTCACAATACCGCCGCGGCGCGTGTCGTTACTGCTGGGGCTTCGGTCACCACTACCAGTGGCGCGATGCAGTTGAGTTCGAAGAAGAAATAGCAAAGGTTGAGGGAAAGGAAGGGGCCCGGCAACCGGAAGACACTGGTGGCTATGGCTACGACCACAACCGAGAACCAAACCCTGAATGCCCGCGCTGCAATGGTGACGGCATCGGTCAGCCTTACTTCCCAGACACACGCAAACTCCCGGCAGTTTCTCGGCTCGCTTACTCAGGCGTGAAGGTTGGCAAAAACGGCGTCGAAATAACAGCAATAAGCCGTGAGCGCATGTTCGAGGCGGTAATGAAGCGCCTGGGCCTGGCTGATAGCGAGTTCGCGCAGCGCCTGCAGCAGATTGAAATCGAACGCCGGCAGCTTGAGGTCGAGAAACTCCGCAAGGAGCTGGCGGGTGATGGTGACGACGATGAACCAACTCCAGTGCAGATCAATATCAACGTAGTGGATGCGAGGGCAGACGATGGGGATCAGCCCGACACTTAATATTCCTCAGGCGCGCTTCCTTGCTATGCAGTACAAATTCAAAGCCTACGTTGCCGGGTTCGGTTCCGGTAAGACGTGGGTGGGCTGCGGCGGCATCTGCAAAGGGATGTGGGAGCATCCGAAGATTAACCAGGGTTACTTCGCACCGACATACCCGCAGATTCGTGACATCTTCTACCCGACGATTGAAGAGGTGGCCTTCGACTGGGGGCTGAGCGTCAAAATCAATGAGGGGAACAAAGAGGTTCACTTTTACGAGGGGCGGCGCTACCGCGGGACAACCATCTGCCGTTCGATGGAGAAACCCGGCTCGATAGTCGGCTTTAAAATCGGTAACGCGATGGTGGATGAGCTGGACGTCATGGCGGCTGCCAAAGCGCAGCAGGCATGGCGAAAAATCATCGCCCGTATGCGTTATAACGTTGATGGGTTACGTAACGGCATCGATGTAACGACAACACCGGAAGGTTTCAAGTTCGTCTATCAGCAGTTCGTGAAGGCGGTACGTGAAAAGCCAGAGCTTGCGGCTCTATACGGACTGATTCAGGCCAGCACGTTCGACAATGCGAAGAATCTACCGCCTGATTACATCCCGTCGCTGCTGAGTTCTTACCCTGACGAATTGATTCAGGCATACCTGCGAGGGAAATTCACCAACCTCAACAGCGGGACCATTTACCACACGTTCAACCGTAAGCTGAATAACTGTTCTGACGAGATTCAGGACGGGGAGCCGTTGTTTATCGGCATGGACTTCAACGTTGGGAAAATGGCCGCGATTGTTCACGTTAAGCGTAGTGGCCTGCCGCGCGCAGTTCGTGAGCTAGTGAATGTTTACGACACGCCGGCGATGATTAAGCGCATTCAGGAAGAGTTCTGGCGCTACGAGGATGGCCGTTATGTTAAGAGCCGGGAGATTTACATCTATCCGGATGCCTCTGGCGACTCCCGCAAGTCCCAGAACGCCAGCAAGACCGATATTGCTCAGCTCAACGATGCCGGATTCAGCGTCATTGTTGATGATGCCAACCCGCCGGTTAAAGACCGCATCAACTCGATGAACGCCATGTTCTGCAACGCCAACGGCGAGCGCCGCTATTTGGTTAACGTGCAAAACTGCCCGGTTTATACCGAGAGCCTCGAGCAGCAAATCTGGGCGGCCAATGGCGAACCGGACAAATCAGCTGATAACGATCACCCCAATGATGCTGGTGGGTACTTCATCGTGAAGGATTACCCGATCGTGAAACCGGCATACTCAATCACCATGGACACCACTTTCTGATATGGCAAACGACGACATCACCTGGGTTCGACCAGAACACCGGGCGGCTTCTGCTGCCTGGCGGAAATACAGGGACTTCTGCAAAGGAGTTGAGGCCGTAAAAGCGGCGGGTAATAAGTATCTGCCTTATCTCGACCCAACCGATAAATCCACACGCAATCGCAAGCGCAATGAGGACTATCTAAGCCGTGCGGTGTTCTACGCCATTGCCGGTAATACGAAGATCGGCATGCTTGGGATCTCGCTCTCTGACAAAGCAGGAGCAATCCCTGCTGGCGAGTAAAGACCAGGTGCTTCAGTTGGCACGGCAGAAAGCCCTGTTAGGTGATCAGATTACCGCACAGGAAAAGCTTAACAAGCGAATGGATACCTCGCAGAAATACGTCACACAGACGGCAGAGAAGCAGGCTGCATTAGTGAACGGTGCCGGGATGAGTGACCGTCAGGCTCAACGTGAGCTGGCAAAGAGCCAGCTTTCCTCTGGCTGGTTCAACTCCGGCGGCACGCTTGACGACGAGGGTTATCAGAAGCAGCTTAAGGCGGCGAATGATTACTATGATGCAGAGGACAGGTTGCGTGGCGACTGGTTGACCGGCGTGAAAAAGGGTTGGGCTGAATTTGAGGACAGCGCGACTAATGTTTACTCGCAGGTGCAGACGATTACCAGCAATGCGTTCACCGGGATGGCCAGCACGCTCACCGACTTTTTTACTACAGGTAAATCTAACTTCTCAGACTTCCTTTCTACTTTCCTCAAGGGCATCGCCCAGATGCTGACACAACTGGCTTTGGTTAATGGAATGAAATCAGCGTTTGGTGGAACGGGTATCGGTGCGTTCTTTGGTTTCTCTGGTGGTGGTCTGGTGCCGGGATTCGATAGCGGCGGTTACACCGGTGATGGCGGTAAATACCAACCGAAAGGCGTAGTTCATGGTGGTGAGTTTGTATTTACGAAGGAAGTGACCAGTGCACTTGGTGTTGGCAATCTCTATGCGCTTATGCGTGGAGCTCAGGGGTATGCAAACGGCGGCTACGTCGGAAACGCACCGATGTTCGGGTTACAGGGAGGTAGTTCCGCTATAAATGTTAATGTCGGTGGTGTTGTGATTCAGGGACGTGAGCAACCAACGACAAGGTCGGCTCCAGCAAATAATGTGGATATCATCAAACAGCTCAAGCCGGTAATAGTTAACGTAATATCTGAGCAGGCGCAGCGGCCGGGGACGCCTTTATGGAATGCAATAAAAGGAACGCGATGAAGCTTAGTCAGTCCTTCGAAATACCGTTCCATGGCTCTAACGATTAGCACGACAAACAGCCTACTCAGGTGGGCTGTTTGTCGGTGATCAGTTGTAATAACTTACAATGCTCGTCAATTGCATCCCATATCATATCCTGCTGATCTCCATCCCACTCTTCAACCATCGCTAGTTCAGAGCGGAACTGTTTGAGCCTGATGTTAATGGCGGCTATTTCATTGCGGCCACATTTCTTAGCCATTTTAATCAATGATGCTTCAGGTGTCTTTTCATAGGGAGACAGCCCGGCCCGCGCTTTAATATATAGTGTCGTCAGTCTGTTCATAGGCCTTCAATCGCGAATATTGGGTTGCTCTAACCTAAATTTATAGTGGGTTATTTTTAACTGCCTGAGACAGGTATCTTTACATAACCCGCATTTTGCTAGATATGTGAAGGGGTGACCGCTTCGACTTTTTTTGAGTTTCTTTATCAAATCACAAAAACGCACGGTTCGTCGACAACATTTCAAAAGATTAATATTAAACGAATCCCATTACTGTTCTTTGTGATAACTAACCCTTCAATCGTAGGTATTTAGCATTCTTTCTATGCGATAATAGTGTTAATGCAATGAATGGATGAAGGGCGATGGGATTTTCATATTGGTTTACCGTATGTGCTTGTTTTTTGATTGGTCCTATAACATTGGTTCAGTCTTTCGGCTACCTGCGCAAGGGAATCTATACCAAAACATTCAAGGGAACGAGTCGAAAGGAGTACATTCACAAGGATGCCAGGCCCTTTGAATACTGGTTCAGCATTATCTTTGAGTTTGGAGCGAGCTTCTTGCTAATTGGCGTAGGATTCTGGCTCTTAAGGGATATACCCGCTGTCAACGAATGGTATGCTGAAATCCGCGCGATGTTACCTTATTGATTTTATGGCCAGATAGCACTTCAATGTTACTCCAATTAAGACCAAATCATTTTTGATAAGCAATTGACCCGCTTCGGCGGGTTTTTTTATACCCGGAGGAAAGTTGGCGATCGAAACATTTACCTGGCGAACCCAGATTCAGGCGGGAATGGAAGGGGAGTTCACTTACGCAACACGCTCCGCATCCTTTGGAGACGGATTTGAGCAGATCGCCGGTGAAGGCATCAACCCTGAAAAACAGTCATGGCCGATGACCTTAACGGGAAAAAAAGCTGAGATGCTTGCAGCTCTCGGTTTCTGCCGCAAACACATCACAAAATCCTTTATCTGGACGTCTCCTGTCGGCGAAACCGGTTTATACCGGATTGAAGCTGATTCCATTAAAGTCCAGCCGCTATCCAGCAAAGTGATGACCATAAAAGCAACCTTCAAACAGGCATATCTATGTTGAAGATCAGCAGTAAGCATGCTGTAATGGGCTTACTTAATATGGGGTAACTTGAGCTTAGATTTAAAAATGAAAAAAATATCTACTCTTTTCCTTTGTACTTCCTTATTTTCAGGCATGGCTTTAGCTGATAACCATTACATACCTCTCCTCTATAATTTATCTACTATTTTTGATTTCAATCCAGTTAAAGGAGCTGTCAAATCATTAGATACTAATGTTGAAGAAAATGGTAAGGTCACTTATAAAATCTCCATCAGACTAGCTAAGAATGGTTGTGTCGAAAGCTTAGATCTTGATAACGTTTCGTCTGGTCATGAAACAAATCTAAAAAATAGCAATGGAAGTCTTGTTGGCCAAAGAGATGGTAAGCCTTTCTCTATACAGCTCGATGAAAAATGTAATATTTTGACTCAAAATGAAAATGGTGACGAGTTGCGATATAGTCTTTACTCGAATGGCTTAATTAAAGACACCTATTATTTGGGTAAGAAAATATCTGAGCATTTTTATGATGATAATTCTAATTTGATACGTTCTGAGTTTTATGGTTCTGGTAAGGTCCTCTCTAAAAACGAAATATCTTATGTTGATAAAGACAGGAAGCCTCTTGATTATAAAATTATAAACACATCAGTTTACTCGGAAGGTTATACAGCAACGAATACTTGTCATTATAGCGAAAAGCTTGTCCCTGAAATATGTAAAGTAACAATGCAGAGCGCAGGGAATCCTGTGCCGAAGCCAGTATTAATGACAGCGAATACGAAAGTTGAATTCTACTAGGTTAAATACATTTCAATAAGCCACCTCCGGGTGGCTTTTTTTATGGGCGCAATATGGCTATAGCAACCGCTATTAAAGGCCGCAAGGGCGGCAGTTCAAGCTCAAGAACTCCTACGGAACAGCCAGACGATCTGCAGTCAGTAGCCAAGGCAAAAATCCTTCTCGCGCTGGGAGAGGGGGAGTTTGCTGGTGGCCTGACTGCGCGCGATATTTATCTCGATGGCACTGCACTTGAGAACGCAGATGGTTCGCAGAACTTCAGCGGTGTGGCGTGGGAGTTTCGTTCTGGAACTCAGGCGCAAAAATACATTCAAGGGATCCCGGGTACCGAAAATGAAATCAATGTAGGTTCCGAAGTTTCCAGCACCACTGCATGGACGCGCACGTTCACCAATACGCAGCTTTCAGCTGTTCGCCTGCGTCTAAAATGGCCTTCTCTCTTCAAACAGGAGGACGATGGCGATCTGGTTGGCTATTCGGTCAACTACGCAATTGACATGCAGACAGATGGTGGCACCTGGCAGACGGTGCTAAATACCAGCGTGACTGGGAAAACCACCTCTGGTTATGAACGCAGCCACCGTATTGATTTACCTCAGGCGGGCAGCACCTGGACCATCAGGCTGCGCAAAATTACAGCCGATGCCAATAGCGCGAAGATTGGCGACACGATGACGCTGCAAAGCTTCACAGAAGTAATGACGACGCTTGAGGAAATGAGCCCCCGCGTTGAAATTTACAGTATCGATGAAGCATTTTGTGACCTGGCGGGTGTCAGGAACTGCCGGGACCTGACTGACTTCGGCAAAGAAATCCGCGCTACAGTTCTGAAGCGTACGCACCTGACTGTCGGGGTTGGCATTGCGCAGACAAAAACACTCGCTAAGCTGGCAAACCACGCTGCAAAGAAATGGCAGCGGCAGACGGGCGGAGTGGTTGATTTATCCAATATCGATCGCCAGCGTCGGTTGTTGTCTATTGTGCCGGTAGAGGACGTATGGGGCGTTGGCCGCCGCATCAGTAAGAAGCTTAACGCCATGGGTATTAAAACGGCTCTGGACTTATCAGAACAAAGCACATGGATTATTCGCAAACACTTCAATGTCGTGCTGGAGCGAACCGTCCGGGAGTTGCGCGGCGAGTCTTGTCTTGAGCTGGAAGAGTTTGCGCCGGCAAAGCAGGAAATCGTCTGCAGTCGTTCTTTCGGTGAACGCGTTACAGAATATGAGCAGATGCGTCAGGCCATCTGCAGCTATGCGGCCCGTGGTGCTGAAAAGCTTCGTGGTGAGCACCAGTATTGCCGGTTTATCTCTGCGTTCGTGAAAACCTCTCCCTTTGCGCTTAACGAGCCGTATTACGGTAACAGTGCGTCCATGAAGCTTCTTACCCCCACTCAGGATTCACGCGACATCATTAACGCCGCGGTAAAGTGCCTGGACAAAATCTGGAAAGACGGACACCGTTACCAGAAAGCCGGCATTATGCTGGGTGACTTCTTTAGCCATGGTGTGGCCCAGCTCAACTTGTTCGACGAGAACGCGCCGCGTGCTGGTAGCGAGAGGTTGATGGAAGTTCTGGATTATCTGAACGCGAAAGATGGAAAGGGAACACTTTATTTTGCCGGGCAGGGCATACAGCAGCAATGGCAGATGAAACGGGATATGTTATCTCCACGATATACTACGAGGTATTCAGACCTAATAAAAGTTAGATGATTCTTTAAACGGTATATTCATTCGAACCTAATTATCGGCTATGAGTATTAAGAGTAATATGTCTACTACTATGCTTTTGTAATGTAAATAAGCCCCTGCAATTATACAGGGGCTTATGGATATGATGCCGGGTGCCTCCCGGTGAGTCATTGAGCTAACCACTCGTGACTCGCTGCTTCAGAAATTCACGATGAGCCGCTTGATATACAAATCATCAGGTTAGTTAGCCCTGCCGCTGAGGAGGATTCATCATAAAACCGAATGTAACAGCAATGCTTAGCAAATGATACAAAATTTACTGATGTGCCTCATGATTTTCTTTCGCAGCTTTCACGGTCACGGTATTTTCAGATGGTGAAGGTTAAAATATCGATGTTCATTTTTTTACTTTAAGTCTTGAAACAAAGGTTAAGGTTTTATCTTCTGGGCAAATCATTAGAAAAATTGCTGTGGGAGACTCTTCTAAACGTGTAATTCCATGCAGCATCTGGTAGAGTCTTTTTTTTAGTTTTTCTGCTCCATCTTTTTCAGACTCCCACTCTAAAACTGCCTGACCCTCTGAACCAATGAATGCATGGGATGGTAGTTTAACGCCTCGGTTTGACTTGCTTGAATAGTTTCGGTCATGCAAGAGACCTAAGATAAGAGGGTTGATATTATTATCTGAGAATGGGGCTTCAATAACTATTAATACTGTGTAATGTAGGATTTTCATGGAAGCCTTATGGTTGCTTCAGCAATAAAGTCATATTGCCATGGCGTTGGATGTACAAGTCTTAATTATAAATGTTTGTGTGGGGGTAAAAAAAGGCCTGCGTTAAGCAGGCTATAATAATTAAACGTAGTTATAATAATGATTTCATGAATTTTGGCGTTGAATCCCAAGCGTCAAAGATACTTCTGCGCCGCATCTAATATTTCCTGAGAGGTAAGCTCTCGATCTGAAGCCACATAGACCACTTCATGGTCACCTGTTAAAGAAGGAAAACCTGCTGACATTATCTGAAGGTTTATCACTTCTCCATTAGGATATTCTTCGCGTATTGATGTCACACCTTTAAGCACAGTGATAACTTTACTTGGCTTACCATTAAAAAAAATGATTACTTTTTTCATATATCACCATGTATTTTGAGGGCTTTTAGCCCCTGCAGGTGTTCGAAAGGGGGCTGTTTGTTCATTTTTTTTTGCCTCTTTCAAAATTAAAACAAGCATTATACAGACTTAACGTGTACTGTAACGGTCCATTTGAACTGGAGAAGTCTATGTCAGCACGTAAAAACACTCAATTCCGCCGAAATTATTTAGTAAAATGCCCTTGTCCAAACTGCTCAAAAGATTCCGAACATAGTTACAATCGTGTACAAAAGGGGGCTCAATTGGTGTGCCCATACTGCTGTGCTTTATTCAAATCTCCCCAGCGCTTCTAAAAAAATTAATAAAAAAATAAGAAGTGATGCTTTTAGAGGCTGCCTAACCTCTTACGCACTTTAATATTTTATAAGCAGTTAGCTTCTGCTTTGAGACTGTTCATGCAGCAGTCCTGCATTTCATCACATCGGTCAGCAAACTTGATGGTAAGTAAACATGCTGGCCTGTTGTAATGATGTGCGTAACCGAACAATCACCTTCCGCTGATAAAGTCATGCTGGCTTAAGTTAAGTAAACCATCTAAAAATTATCTATCGCAAAGTGTTACATTGGCAGCGATTGGACCTTTAGTTCCAGCTATGATAGCGAATTTGACTTTTTGTCCTTCAAATAGAGTATTAAATGTTTCTCCCAGCAGGGAAGAAGTGTGAACAACAACATCTTTACTTCCATCGAGTGGGGAGATAAAACCAAACCCCTTATCTTCGTTAAACCACTTAACAAGACCTATGATTTTAGATGACATACAAACTCCGTTTGAACATTTCAACTGACAAGCAAGCTCATGATAAGAAACGTATGCTGGTATATGTATGGACTCAAGAGGAGGAGGTATCAGAGATAACACCTAGTTATGAGAACGGCTTTTGGAAAAGTTAGATTCATCATCGCAACGAATCAGTCAAACCATTAAGGCACGTGCTGAATGATTAAGCAAATTTTATTTTAGCCTTCCGGAAGGCCAATAAAATAGGATTAGCTATTATTAACCAATCCTGTATAGTCAAATCTGGATTGCCATTAGGAAAATATTTGTCTCGTAAAATGACAGGAATTGTCAAAAGTTTTGACTTCAAGAGCGGAAAGGGAATGATTATCCCATCAGATGGCAGAAAAGATGTTTTTTTACATATTTCTGCATTAAGAAATAATGAAAGCCAAACGTTAAAACCTGGCGTTCGTGTTGAATTTTATCGTATAAATGGGCTTAGTGGTCCGATGGCTGCAAACATATTTCTTTCTTAAAGTGAGATAATATTGAACCAAATATAAAGTACACATCAAAAGTACATCAGA